TAAAATACATGGTCTTTACCAACCTTATCTCTAAACCACATCACAGGGCATTGGTCTAACCAATCATGAAATTCATCTGACATTGGGCTTTGTTTCATAATATTATCGCCCCCAATATAAAACCTATTACAAAGCCAATGATACCCTCTCTATAATAGATTGACCAGAATTCTAACTTCTCTTTAATCTTTTTTGCTTTCATTTAACTTCCTCAAAATCTTTTACACTCAAACCATCACACCAAGAAGAATGGTCAACCTGCCAAGTTGTTCGCCAAGTTGTTTCCTTACCTTTTTTATCTTTTGTAATAAAAGTTAGTTCATCTACAAGTATAGTTGATAATTCTTCTTCTGTCATTTTTCTTTTCATGTGGCTTCGTCCTCATCTTTTAATTGTTTCGCAACATAATCAAGAGCTTTCCAAACGTTATTC